TTCGGTCTGAAATCCTAATGTTGGATAATCCTTGGCGTCTGTGTCTCACGGTCTTGGACCCTCTTTAGGTGAATATGATTGCAACCTGTCGGCCCTCTTCGGAGCGTTTAGACATATCATATTCTTGGGTCGCTAGCGCTTGCTCTAAACCCTCTTAGTTGAAAATTAGAGCACGTACGAACTTTAGTGGTCAGGGTGTACGTCAACCACCCATAAAGGTCATGTTTATCCACATCGACCCTCAAGGCTAACACTTTGAGTTAAAATCGGATATCACTTCGTCAAAATTCGTCTTCGGTTTCTGCCTCCGCGTCTTCGGTTTCGGTTAGCGTATCTTCGGCTTCGATTCATGCTTTGGAAAAGCGTGTTGAGAAATTGTCTCTTATTGTGACTAAGATGTCACAGCATTATGCTGACAACTTGGTTCGCAATCCTGATCAGTTCAAATCTGGTCTCGGGAAGAATGTTAAAAATAAGAAAAAGAATAATAACAAGAGAAGCTCGAGTGTTAAATCAGAAAAGAGAGAGAAACGGAAGGTTGTCAAGAAAAGCAAGTTCATTGAGTCTGTAACTCAGGGGCCTAGTGATGATTTTGAATCATTCACCCAAGGGCCGATTGAGTGGATTCTTGGTAAAGTTTCTGATGCGCGTTTTGGGGTTGAGTCAACGTTGCGTGCTCCTGTTGATGAGCTTGTTAACTTCCTTAAGGAAGAGGAAGTCGGACAATCTTTAAAGGCGCTTGCACAGACGGCTCGTGATGGTGAGTTTAAAGTCCTTTTTGGTCTTGATTCTAAATCGCTAACCCCTGTTTTGCTTTTAGTTTTTGTCTTAGTTTTACCATTTTTATCTCGTGTTCAAATTATCAGTAGTATTGCTTTAATTTCTCTGTTTTTTGCGATGAATACTGTCGAGCCTATCTTTATTGAATGGTTTGATAGTATTAAGAGTTTTGTTGGTTTTGGTAAAGAAGTGACCCAGTTTTCGTTTAATTTTTCTACGTGCTATCGTTTTGGTTTGTCTTGTTTTGCCCTTTGGCACTTGCGTGCTCGCTTTGGTGAAGAGGCCAGTTCGTTTGAGAAAGTGCATTCGATAGTAAAATCTTTTAAAATTCAAGTTTCTAAGGCTAGTGATATTTCTAATCTTTAGGTTCATTCCAGGAGTTTGTTCGTGATGCTATTGAGATAGTGAATAATATTTTCGGTTTGAAGTTCGACACATCGTGGTGTCAAGGTGAGACGTGGATTGAAATTGAAAACCTAAATAAAATATTTTTAGAGTTAAAAGATCAGTATGAAAAGCGACTTAATCTTCATAGTGTGGCATCTCAAATGGTGTCATTAGAGGCATACGGTATGTCTCTCTTAAATAGGTTCAAAACTGGTGGACCTGCTTATGTTCAATATCGAGATGCGATGATTCGCATTGTCGCTCTTAGAGAGGAGCTTGGTAGGCTTGGAGTTTATGGAAACTCTACACGCCAGGAACCTCTCTTCATTCTTGTAGGGGGACAAGCGGGTGTCGGAAAGTCTTCGGCATCCAAAGTGATTCAAGGTGTCCTCATTAAAGAAAGTTGCGGCTCAGAAGCCGTTAGAGAGTTCAATAGGGGGAATTCCGGTCCCTATGTATATGTTCCGGAACAAGAGAGTAAATTCTTAGATGGCTATAATAACCAGGCCATATGCTTGTTGGATGACTTTGCGTCGTCAACAGAAGCCCTGCAAAACTGGGCTAGTAAAT